GGTGAAGGACCGAAAAAGCCTTCCAAGAAGGACTGGTAATTGTAAGGAAAGGAACTTTCGGGTTTTTGAATAGAACGCCGCTCGGCAGCAATGGAGGAACGTATGGCGCAAGGTGGGTACGTCTATCAGCAAGGTTCTTCACCGCAAACGGAATCAGTGATTTCGTCTCGCTTCAAAATTTTTACCGACGTGGTGGGCGTGGGCAAGTTTGTCAAGTTGGGCGTCACCTCCCAGTTCAACATTTCTGAAACCCGCACGGTGGAGACCATCCGTGGTTTGGGGTACGGCGACCAAGTTGCCGAACTCGTGCCCGGCGTCACCGAGCCGTTGAGTATCACCATCCAACGGACCTGTCTCTATCTTGCCAACATCATGCAGGTCTTGGGCTACAAGGCTGGCGTTAGCGGCGGTGTGAGGTCCATCCGTCAGCATCGTTGGCCGTTTGACATCAAGACGGAAATCGTGTTCAGCCAGTTGGCGTCCACGACTCCCGGAACCCCTACCCCCAATTCGGGCGGGGCACAGCCAGACCTTACCAACGCCGACATCCCCAACGAGGGCGGGTTTAACAACTTAGGCAATCCGGGCCTCTTCGCCGTTGCCACGGTGTACGAGGGCTGCTGGATTTCCAACTACACGACAGGCTACGTTATCGAAACAGCGGCAGTCAATGAAAACGTCACGGTCAGTGTCACGGACATCTTCGATGTCAGCGGCACGGTTTATGGGGAATTTTTGGATAGTGGGTTAGGGCCGGGAGACGCCACGGGTCAAAGTCTTTTATATTCAATAAGTTAGAGTTTTTAGACTCCGGCTTTGTTCATTCTTTAATGCAAGTTTCGGTATTGTGACTTTCCGAGTATTAGACAAAAGCAGTCTAATACTCGGAGGTCTCTTTGTTCAACGTCTATAAGGTTATCAATCTTCTCAATCGCCGTTACTACTACGGCGTTCACGAAACTAATAATCCAAATGACAATTATCTTGGCTCGGGGATTGCCATTAAGCGTGCCGTCAGGAAGTATGGTAAGCATAACTTCAAGAAAGACATCCTATTTACATTTAAGGTTTCCGCAGAGGCATATACGAAGGAGGTAGAATTATTACGGAATGCCCGGCAGGACCCGCTTTGCTACAATCTGCATGAAGGCGGCAAGGGTGGTTTCAAATACATCAACGAACAAGGGTTGTCCGACCCTAGAAAGGCCGGTCGTATCGCTAAGGAGAAAGGCAATACAGGGCGACCAAGGGGTTCAAAGAACCATTTCATTTCCATCCTTCCCGATTCTCACCTTCTATGTCGGTATGGATGCGGGTTGGCCGCCGCTTTCTTGATTGGAAATAAAGAAAACCCCTGCTGTTCCAGCCATCACGGGGCATGTCCCGCCTATTGTCAGTGTAAGAAAAAGATGATATCCAAGCCTATAGATGACTCCTCTAAGCTGTGTTCTTACGGCTGTGGTACCAATGCCAAGTTTTTGTTAGGGAAATATGAGAGGCCGTGCTGTTCTAATACTTTCTGTGAATGTCCAAGTCATTGGAAGAATCTACGGACTTTTAGTGATGCGGAAATTAAGCGAAAGACAAAATATACTCTTCTTGCTAGATATGGTGTAAGCAACCCTATGCTTAGTTCAACTTTACTATCAAAACGAGATACCACTAACTTGGAACGTTATGGTGGGCGTAGTCCTATGTGTGACCCGAAGGTCGGGAAGAAACAGGCAAAGGCCCAGAGCCACCCCCGTAAGAAACACATTGAAATAAATTCTCATTTATCAGTACCTTAAACAGCAATCAATTCTTTGTGAGTAGGAGGCGTGGTTAATGTCCAGCCCCGTAACCCGAGAACAGGTTTGGGTTAACGTTTCCCCGGAGTATAAATGCTGGCGGCTCGTGTACAACTCCACGACCAAGCGGGTTTTTATCCTCTTTGAGAAATCGGGACTGAGTAAGACCATGCAATCGTTGTTCTGTTCTACTCGAACAGATGGTGAGCCGGGTGCGGTAAGCAGTGCTGAGGGTAAACAGGAATGCCTTGACAAGGTTGCTTCCCTTGGTCTCGTTCTTACCAAGTCAACTGTTGTGGAGTGAGTATGCCCTATTACCAGACAGCAATGACCGACAGAAAATGTTCCAAGTGCGAAAAGACCATTCCCGCTGGGGCACAATTCATCACTCTTCCCACAATTACCCGAATGACGTTGTACACCTGCAAGGAATGCAATGAGGGTTCGGCTAAGAAGGCGTAATGGCTACATCGGTCGGTCTAATCATTGGAGTACTCGCTGCTATTCCCATAGGCACTTTACTGTTTATGGGATTGGCAAGGGCCTGTTCCCCCCACTCTCTCCAACAATCTGCTACATCTTCGAGAAGGTCCTTTTGTGAGGAAGCCGCATCCTCTTCCCCGTTCGTAGGGGACTCTCTCCCTCCACTGGTTAACGGTGGGGTCTGCTATATCTCCCTTATCATTAAAGAGAAACCAGTGAGTTCCTCGGGAACCTCGTAGTACCCCCGGCCTGTATCCTCTTGATTTACCCCATAGATAATAAAGGGCTTCTGTTGCCGTGTAACAATGGCCGAAAGTGGGGTCATCACCCGGCTGGCGTTTCTCCAGCCACTCTTTTTTCAACAAATCGTCGGATAAGGCTCGCTGCAAGAGCCTGATGGCTCTCTTCTTTGTCATCCCCATATTGCTTGATACTGAAAATCAAAGCTATACGGTGCTTTAATGAGGAGAAGTATCTCCATATGTTTATAACCAAACCGCACAGCCCCTTGCTCATAAAAGCCGAAATGCTTCCTGTCCCCGGAGGCGGGGTGGGGGGATTCGACAAAGAGGAGCTTTTTGATAGCCCGGATTATGCGACCCAGCAGCATCACGCCGAGCCGACTACTGATATCCCCTACAACAAGCCGTTTGGGGAGAAGGGTACGGAGATTGAGCAGAATAAGCACGGGTCAGCGGATGCGGTAGATGGACTATCCGATGGAGTGGTTGACTTTTGGGAGCCACGGACCAAGCCCAAGCTACGGACAGCCTCCGATTCTTCCATGTGCCGGTGTGGTCATCAGTTCCACGAACATTGGAACCGGGGCAGGTTTGGTTGCAAGAGTCCCCGCTGCCGGTGCAAGAAGTTTACGGCGAAGACCGGAAGTGTGAGCGCCGTGCCTGTCAAGATTGTTAGTGATTCAGATAACGAACTCCTGAAAGCAAAACAGGACCCCATTACTCAGGTAGCCGCCGAGGAGTTCCACCCCTCCGGTAAACGGATACAGGACCGAGAAGAATTCCGGGCCTCTCTCAAGAAAGAGTGGGAAGAGCCGGACGGATATCTCTTCCGGTCGGAAGTCTACTGTCCTCGCTGTGGGATGGAGATGATTGATGAGATGTTGGACAAGGGGCAGGTCGGCCCTCCGGGACCAGTTGATGACCCGGATTATGTGACCGACTCAGGGGTCATCCCACAACCCCTGCTTTCTTTGGAATCCGGGGCGGAGACGTGTGCCAATTGTGGCGACCCTATCGAGAAAGAACCCATCGTCCCCGGTGAATATACCCCCGAGGATGAGCAGTTCATGAAGGAGATGAAGATTTGGGGGTCTCTCAAGGGATTGGTAGATACCGTTCAGCCCCATAATCCCCTTCTCCAGCCGCCCGACCCGGAGACAGCGACGTTTTTCAAAGAAGGTGAAGAGGACGGCTTCAAGACCGCCACGGAGAAATCCTTTGGCACAGGTACTCCTATTGGAGGAGCACCCGGCGCTCCCGTGCAGAATGACCCCAATCAGCCCCGGTGGACGGCTCCTACACCACCGAAGCCCGCTCAGACAAACCCACAGACAAACAGTAAGGCACTCCCATCGTCAGCGCCGGACCAGCAACAGGCAAAGCCCACGGGAACCGAACAGCAGCAGGTTAAGCAAGTAGTTAACGACCTCGCCAAGGATAACCCACAGGTTAATAGAGCGGAGATGGAGGATGTGGCGGAGAAGGTGCAGGATAAGATGTCCGCCTTGGACTCGGAGGTGAAGATATATGACAGCACCGATATGTTGCCGCCGAGGACCGAGCTTCGCAAGCATCTTGACCCCACTCTAGTTGATGAGAGCACCAAACCGCCGAGACCCCTTAAGAAG